ACGGCGATGTCTTCGCTTTCGGTGACGCCGGTGAGTGCGGCGATGGGGTTGCCGGACAGCTCCATGATGAGTGAGAGCTGCGTGATCTCGCGGTTTAGCTCCTGCAACGGTTCGTACAGCGTGTCGAGGTCGGACGTGCCCCAGAGCTGCTTTGGTTCGCGCACGTTGGGGAACACGACGAAGGGGATGAAGCCGTAGGGGTTGGGGCCGGTGGTGGCCACCTCGTTGTTGAGCCAGAGTTCGTACAGGTCGAGCGTCCACGCTTCGGTGACCGTGTTCTTGTCCTTGGCCGGAAGGCCGGGGAAGAGCGTAAGCGTGGCGTCGCGGTCGAGGGTGTACTGGTTCGCCGCGCGCCAGAAGCGCGACGGGTCGTCGGGCCAGTGCCAGACGAAGACGCCGGCGGGGTCGGGGGATGAGACGCGCACCTGTTCGAGCTGCGGGTCCCAGAAGACCTTGTAGGCTGCGTCGCCCAGCACGGCGCAGTCGATCTCGGTGTCGAAGTCGAGGGAGTCGAGGTTGTTCTGCTGCCAGACCTGGTTGAGCGCGGTCTCGGCGGCGTCTGCGCGGGCGAGCTCGTCTTCGGAGGGGTTGGTGGGCGTGGCGGGGTGGACGACGGTGGTGCGGCCCTTGAGGAGCGCGGTGGTGGCTTTGTGGACGATGGAGCGGGCGTAGTTGATGGTGAGGCGGCGCGCTTTCTTGGGTGCGACGCCGGTCCACTGGTTGCCGTTGTAGAAGTCGAGGGCCTTGGTGTAGCGCGTGAGGCGGTCGCGGTCTCGCCGTTTGAGCTGGTCGGGGAGCGTGGGCGTCGCCATGGTGGGCGCCGCCTACTTCTTCGCGGCGGGCTTCTTCGCGGCGGCTGCTGCCGTTGGTCTGGGCGTGGCGATGAGCGGCGCGCGGCAGTTCGAACAGGTGCCGTCGTGTTCGAGGATCACGTCGCTCTTGCAGTGCGCGCAGTAGACGCCGGCCATGTTAGCTGTTGGTCCATGCTCCGGAGCTGATGCCGTCGAGACGCGCGACGGCCTGCGTGGCCTTGAGCGCGATCGCGCCGTAGTGCTTGAGCCGGTAGCGGTTGGCGTCCTTGGTTTCGAGCGTGCCGACCGTTTCGAGCTGGATGATGCTTTCGAGCTGGTCCTGGGCGTTGGGGTCTTCGGCGCTGACGCCGAACAGGCCTTCGGTGTCGAGGCGGACGGCGAAGATGGTGCTGGCGGTGCTGCCGGTCTTGGCGCTGAAGGCGCCGCCGCTGATGGCTTCGGTGTCGACGATGAAGTCGCAGACGAGGATGGGCACGTCGCCGTAGAACAGCAGCGGGCGGTTGATACCGGCGACGCGGTCGAGGGCGAGCTCGCGGCCCTGGGACCCGGCCAGCGTCTTGATGCCGCGCCGGCTACGGCGCGACATGAGGAGCGCTGTCGGTGCTGGTCGCACGAGGTCGATCAGCTGGTCGAGGAGGCTGAACGTGCCTACGCCGGGGATGGTGGTGGCGCCGGCGTGGACCTGCTGGGCGGTGGCGTCGTCGCTGATGATCTCGTGCAGGCCGTCGAACTGCTCGGCGGCGGCGTCGATGCTGCCGTAGATCGCGGCGTCGCCCCAGGTGTCGGCGAAGTTGCGGGCCTTGATGGCCAGCAGCTCGGCGACCAGGTCCTGGTCCTTCGAGCGGGTGACCGCGAGGAACTTGTCGACGTCGGCGTCGCCGATGAGGATCTTGAGCGCGAGCGTGATGAGCGTGGTGGTGGGCACGCCCTCGGTGACCGTGCCGCCGGCCGCGATGAACGTCGGCGCGGAGGCGGCCAGCTCGCGCTGGTACTGCACCGCGTTGCCGCGCACGGGCGTGAAGGGCAGGAGGCCCAGGAGCGGGTTGTTGTCGATCGACGTTTCGGCGACGCCGATGAGGACCTGGTTGGTGGAGTACTTGTCGGCTTCGGCGAGCGTGAGGGCCATGGGTTACTCCTTCTTCGCGTTGAGCGCGGCGCGGATGCGCTCGGTTCCGCGAAGGCCTTCGGGTGCGGTGGGTTCCGTGCGCGCCGGCGCGCTGGCCTGGCCGGCCGTGGTGGGCTGCGTCGCGGCCGGCGCCGGTGCCGGCGCGGCGGACTTGACGTGCTCGGCGATCGACCGGGCGCGGGCGACGGAGGCGTTGACCTCGTCGATCGTGGCGCCGGCGATGGCGTCGGCGGGGAGGTCGGCGTTGGCGGAGCGGAGCGCGTCGGTCAGGGCGGTGACGCCCTGGGCGCGCGCGGCTTCGAGGTCCTGCTGCGACTTGTCGAGCGCTTCGGCCGCGGTCTTGCCCGCGGCGGCTTCGTTGCGCAGCTGTTCGAGTTCGGCGTCGGGGATGTCGGCCATGGTGAGTCTCCTTAGGCTGTTGTGGTGGATGGTAGCACGTTCGTTCGCGCTTGTGTCAAGGGACGCCTACCGTAGGAGGTAGAGGAGTTGAGCTTTCACCGAATCTGGTAGTGGGATGCCGCGCAGGGCGTGGTCGGCGCCATTGAGGAAGATGCGCGTGGCGTTGATGAGCTGGGCGGTGGTAGGTGCGAGTGGCATGGGTGCCTCCATGGGTTCGTTGAAGAGCGCGGCTTCGGCGGCGCGGCGGCGCACGAGGCCGGGGTAGGTGACGCCGTCGGTGCCGCGGACGTAGCCGTCGAGGTTGGCGGCGGCCTGGTGCAGGTCGCCCCGGTTGATGGCGGCGAGCACGGTGGAGTCGCGGTAGCCGCCGGGCCCGACGTTGTAGCAGAACGAGGTCATGGCGTCGAACTGGTTCTGATTGAGGGGGCGGGTAGTGAACTGCGTCACGTAGGCGGCGTAGGCGGCGGCCTGGGTGTGGAGATAGTCGCGGGCCTGCGGTTCGGTCATGCCGTTGGTGTAGGGCTGCTCGGATTCGCGGTCGTCGCAGTTGCCGAGGTGGACGAGGAAGCCGTAGCCGATGGTGCAGTGGCCTGCGGGGTCGTTGTAGAGCGTGGGGCGGAAGCCTTCGAACTCAGCGATCAGGTCGATGCCTCGCTGGCTGACCTGCATCAAACGGCTCCGGCCCAGACCAGCAGCCACCAGACGCCGACGGCGGCGACCAGGGCGAGCTCGATGAGGATGACGGCGTTCTTGAGGCGGGTGCGGCGGTTCATGTTGTGCACGATTGTACCTCTTGTTGTTGTGGGCGGCGCCTGCGGAGGAGGTAGCAACTCGTACGCCGGCGCCGCCCGCTGGACCTAGCGCCGGCGTCCTCCCTGGCCGGCGCAGGGTCGCTTGGGAAAGCGCCACCCGAAGGCGGCGCGGTAGGCGTGCCAGCCGGCGAAGAAGCCGGCGATGGCGCCGATGGTAAGCAGGCTGAGAACGGTGGCGGTGGCGGTGGTGATGTCGATCATTGCGTGGCCTCCCTGGCGTTGATGACCCGGCGGGCGTAGATGAAGGCGATGGGCGAGTGGAGGGCGTGCTGGCGGCGGACGTCGCGCATGTCGAGCCCGAGATAGAGCTGTACGCTTTCGATGTTTTTCCAGCCGCCGATGCGCATGAGGGAGATGAGGTCGCCGCCGCGGTCGGTGAGGTAGCGGACCGCGAACGTGTGGCGCATGAGGTGGGGGTTGCCTTTCAGGTTGGCGTGGGCGAGCGCGGTCTGGAACAGCTCGCGCAGGCCGTGGGTGGTGAGCGGGCCGCGCTTGCCGTGCCAGAGGTGGTGCTGCGGGCAGCCGCGCCGGAGCGCGGCGAGCGTCTGCTGTGTGAGCGGCACCGCGCGTTGGTCGGTTTTGCCGGGGCGCAGCAGGGCCGTAGGTCCGTCGTCGCCGACGGTGACGTCGTCCCAGGTCATGCCGGCGATCTCGCCGATGCGCGCGCCGGTGTCGGCGAGCAGGTGGATGAGGGCGTTTTCTCGAGGGTGGTTGTCGTTGGCGGCGATGACGCGCTCGAGCTGTTCACGGGTGAGGTAGCGCGGGGTGGTGACTTTCCTGAGCGGCGCCGCGAGCTGCTTCATGGGGTTGGGGGTGCCGTGGCGTTGCTCGGCCCAGTTGTAGAGGCGGCGCTGCGCGGCCCAGATGTCGCGCCGGGTCTCGGCGCTGAGCTTCCGGCTGCGGAGCGACGCCGCGAGGTCTTCGAGCGGTTCCGGCGTGGTGGGCAGGTAGGGGTGGGCGCGGACCAGGAAGCCGAGCGTGTAGCGGAGCCACTGCTCGTACTTCAGCGAGCAGCCGCGTGCCGCGCGGGTTCGGATGAAGTCTTCGACGATCGTCCAGGTGGTTGGTGCGTTGGGCTGCTGGCGTCGGCGCATCGTCATGTTGTTAGTGTCGGCTTGGGTTGGGGTCGGGTGCCGTTGCGCCGCCCCGTGTCGCGCACGTCGCGGCCGCGGAAGCAGCGCAGGCAGCGCTCGATGGAGCTGTGCTGGCCGCTGGTGATCTCGTGGGCCGTGTTCTTCTGGCAGTGGTTGCAGTAGCGGGTCTCGGTGGTCTTTCGGAGCATCACGGCAGGGCCTCGGCCGAGACGCCGGCGCGGCGGAGCGCAGCGAAGGATGCTTGCTCTTCTATTATGTCGACGGAGATTGAGACGACGCAGTCCAGCTCCTGACAGGCCGCCAGGAACGCCGCGGCGCGGCCGTAGGCCTCGTCGAGGGGCACGTGGAGGGTGATGGCGGCGTGGGCGTCCTTGCCGCCCCTGGTCTTGACCGTGGCGATGGTAGCGCGGGGCAGGGCGTTGTGGCGGGTCATCGGAAGCTCTCTTCCCAGTCGGCCGTGGCCTGCTTGGCGAGTTCGCGGACGTAGTAGTTGAGGTACCGGGCGGGCGACTTAATTTCGTGCCGCCAGTAGCGGTCGCGGTAGGTCTTGTCGCCGACCTCTGTGGTTTCGGTGTAGGTCATGTCGTGGATGGCGGTGAGGATCAGCCGCCATCCGAAGGTGGCGACGAAGG